CATAATGGATATTGAGCAACCAATCTAAAGTTTCTTTTCTATCAATTTTTTTTACTTCTTTTATTGATTGATTATCTTCCATATCACACAATCTTTCCCATATTTACTTTTAGTTCTTTTACCTGAGTCTTCTACTTTACCATCAATCTGCAATTCACGTATTCTAGCTGTTACAGAACTTAATGGCATATTCATAATATCAGCAATCTCGTGGTTTGCTAATGGATTGTCTAGCAATAAGTCATAAACTTGGTCTTTTTTTGTCAGCTTATCTTTTTTACTATAATAGGCTTTTTTACTTGTTTCGCTATTTCGTTGGTAGGCTTCGTAGTCTAGTTTTAGTTGCATCATTTCTCCTTTTTGTAAGGGTGGTAGGTTGGCACTTTTTACGAAATCTTAGGGAGATTTTCATTAACCAACCCACCGAGAGAAAATGATTGTCTTGATCCGAACTTATCATAACAAAAGATAAATAACTAATCATTTCTCGCCCTGATTTCTTTATAGTGATTTGTTTTTATAATGCAAGAATTAAAATATAGGTTGTTAATTTTTATAAAAAATGGCTATTTTATTGAGTTTTTTATGGGTTTACAATACAACTATTTTTAAACTATAATAAGTCATGTTAAATAAAATAGGAGAGAAAATGATACTAAGTATAATTAAGGGAAAGAACAAAGACTTTGACACTTTGTTTAAAAAAGAATTTGGTGGACTTCCATCAAATGCTACGTTTGATGACGTAGTTAAACACAAAGCTTCTATTATGGGTAATCATGTAGATAGCTTTATAAGGGAAAGAACAGATGAAAGAAAAACAATTTGTTCAAGCAACGACTCTAAAAAAGTTGAAACAAGCAATCAAGAAACATCAAAAGGAGAAAAAACAAATGGCTAGTGGCCAACTTGATGTTTATTTAAATCAACTTCATAGATCACGTTTGAATATGATGAGAGCAAGCTAAGTAAAATAAGGGAGAAATAAAATGAAAATGATGATTGTTACAGTGCTATCTTTGACTCTACTTCAAGGGTGTGCAACGAAACTCGTAGTAGATACTAAGGGAAGATCAGGAACATTTGATAAATCAAGAGCAGATGAATTAACAGACGATAGAATAATCTGTAAAGAAATTGTAGATAATAATGTTAATTTATTTGTAGATAATACAAAATGGTTATTTGCTAAATATATGGAATACGGAACAGTAGGTTTAGTAAAAGCACCTGAAAGAAAATCAACAACTATAAATAGGAACTGCCTGACGAAGCGTGGTCATGCTGTTCTTAACTAGAGAGGAAAAATGATAACCGATAGTCAACTAAGAAACATAAGCGTAATAAAACAAAGATTACGTGCTTGTCTAGCTACTATGAATGGTGCTAGTCAAAAAGAACAGGAGTCTAAGTTCTATGAATATATAGGAATTAGATTAAGACAAAGAAGATTGGAGCTAGGATATACGCAAACAAGAATTGCTAATATCTGCAGAGTTACGTTTCAGCAAATACAGAAATATGAGAAATCACAGAATGCTATACCACTGTCTAAACTTAGAATATTTTGTGAAGCTACAAACACAGATTGGTCTTACTTCTTTAGACCTCTTAATAGTTTGAATAAAAAAATATATTTAAATGGGAGAGGAAATGACTAAAGCCACACACACAGAACATGGACATAGAATTTATTTTGATGAAGATAAACACGTTTATGTAAAAGACGGAGAATATGTCGTTGGTATGAGTACACTTCTTGGTAAGTTAGCTAGTCCAGCATTAGAAGCTTGGAAAGTTAATAGTCAAGTAAATGCAATAAAATCTGAAATGGAAAAGCAAGGTATTCCATTAGATAAAATAGATAAAATAATAATAAATGCTAAAGCTTCTGCAAAAAAGAAAAACGATAATATTTTAAGTATTGGATCAATTGTACATAAGCTTGTAGAAAAATGGCTTAAAGGAGAACAAGTAACTAAACCTGAAGACCCAATAGTTGCTAATTGTTTTATGCAATTTCAAAGATTTTGGAAAAAACATAAACTTAAAGTAGCTGAATCTGAAAAAATACTTTATTCAGAAAGAGGGTTCTGTGGCACTTTAGATTTAGTAGCTATAGATAAAGATAAGAACTTATGGCTTATAGATGTTAAAACGTCAAAAGGTTTATTTTTAAATATGGTTCATCAATTACATGGTTACAAATTAGCTTACGAGGAACAGACAGGTAAGAAAATAAATAAGATGTATATAGTAAGATTGCCTAAAACAAACGAACCTTTTGAAGCTAGGCAGATACTATACAAAAAAGATCATATGAAAGCTTTTCTTGGTTTATTACATTGCCATAAATCAGAGTTGCTTTTTAATGAGCAAATGAGAAAACTAAAACAAACACAAACTAAAAGGAAACGATAATGTATAATAAGACTAAGTACGATATGCCGTTTTGCGGTCTAAGTTTAAAACTTTACCCAACAGGCAAGAAATCACCAAGTTATGAATATTCAGCTATAGCAAGTAAGCAGAAGTTTATTTGTAGTCTTACAAAAAGAAAATATAGCTTATCACAAGTTAATGATTGGTTTAACACTCCACAAGTACAGCAATATCATAAAGCTGGTTATGAGTTAAAATATATGTCTAAAGAACAAACGGCTAATAATCCGTCTAAATATGCTGACAGTGACCAAGAGCAGATATTTTGTTTAGTTATGGTAAAACCTTATAAGCCTAGAACTGTTGATGGTATGAAACCGATTGGAGAATCTGTGCCTAGATACACAGAACAACCAATGACACAAGCAAGACCAGCAGCACCTGATAATGCTGTTCCTGCAGAGTTATCTGATCTTGATGATGAAATACCATTTTAATATATGAGTGATATTGAAATCAAAGCATTAGAGAAACATAACAAAATGCTGAAAGAACATTTGAAAGATCAAGAAAATACTATTGAACGTCTAACTATGATTAACAAAAGTCATAAGACGATCAATGGTCAATTGAGAACAAGACTAAATCGTTTAGAAGAAGAAAACAAAAAATTAAGAGATAAGGTTGCTGATGATAGAGAACTCATCAAAGACCTATATGACTTTGGGTAAATTATGAATGAAGATTATTTAAAAGTAGATAGTAGAACTTTAATGAGAGAGTTAAGAGATTTATCTATGGCAGAAAATTCTTTATATAAACTCTTTCTTGAAACTGAAACAGAGGTAAAAGAACTTCACGCTAGACTCTACAAACAATACAAACAGAGTGCTGAGAAGAAGACTCAGGAGCAGCTAAAAGCAGATATACTTTTAGACCCTGATTACATCTATATGAAAACAAAACTTGTTCAATATGATGTAAAGTACCATGAAGCTAAAACTTCATATCAAAACAAAATGACAGAAATATCTTTGCTACAGAGTGAGTTAAAGAGAGAACTGTCATTAGTTGCAAAGGAGAGTAAATGACAAAACTATATTTAGACAATAATGGCCACTATCAGAAGTTCAAGGAAGACAAGATAAACTGGCCAAATATTATAGCTAGAACTTTAGTATATTTAACTATGTTTGCAGTTTTAGTATTTTATTTTTATTTGTTGCTTAGTGCTTAGTAAATTCAAGACCACGTAGATCAGTAGTCTCATCTATCTCAATGGTGCTTATGCTATAAGTATTAACATAAGCATCAGGTCTTTCATCAATTTGATCTAACATTTTTTGTACTTTAGGAAAACCAGGACTTTGATCTATAAATACAAAAGATACTCGTCCCATGTTATTATTATCGGTTTGTATATCTACTTCTAAATTAGTAATTACAAAATCTATAATGTTCCTCATACCTCACAATATAGATATTCAAGACTAAGTTAAATTATTTTTTACGGAATATCTGTGTGCCTTTTATACCGAATATACTAGCAACTACTAAAATCCATAAATTAGTAAACCAACTAGGAAGATTTTGAAAATGGTCAAAGAAAAGATTTATCTTGTCCATTGCTTGCTGATCGTCTGAGAACACCCCATAAGCTAACACTAAAATTGGAAGTGTTAATATAAATAAAACTACTTCGTCTTTGTAATCGTTTTGTCTAGCTTCTAATAATTTACCTTGATATGCTTCCTCGCCTTTTGCTTGTTTCTCGGCATGGAGTAACTGTGCTTCGGACATTGCTATCTTAGCTTTTTGTCTATTTGAATATATTTTTGAACCAGCTTGTACTGCTATTTTAATTGCACTTAACCACATTCTAACTCCTTTAATAATTGGCAATAATGAATTGCTTTATCTATATCTTCTTTACCATTTTTTTTATTATAACGACAGATGTACTTTATTATTGAACCTTGAATAAAACTTAGCTTATTTGCTGTAATAAATTCAATAGGTTGTATCTTAAAATCGTTCTTATAATGTTCCCCACCAACCTGACGATCTAAGGCACTCTCCG